ACGGCAGTTTTCCCTGTCGCGCATCGGATTGGGTCGCGATGATGTTGTAGACCTGTCGCGGGGTGAGTCCGTACTTGTGGGCCAGCTCGTCGATGTTGCGGCCGTTGGCCTCGGCGTAGATCGCGCGGTCGCGCACTTGCTGGTTGTAGCGCTCGCCCTTCGATAGATACTGCTGGGAGCCGCCGAACTCGGCGCGCAGCCCTTCAGTCAGCCGCAGGGCGAGCTGGGCGAGCTGGGGTTGGGCGAGGTGCACCAGGTCGCGGGATTCGCGCATCTGCACGAACAGGCCGGTGGCGATATCGCGCCACTCTGCCGGGTATGCCGGGTCCAGCAGCTCCGCGAGCGGCGCCAGCACGGCCAGCGGGGTATCGGCCAGGCGGCTCATTCCCGCTCGCTCCATTTCTTGAGCGACTCGATCAGCGTGTATTCCTGCGCGGGGGTGAGCCAGTCCAGGCGTTGGACATGGTTGTCTGTCTGGTGCTCGATCCACGCAAGCAGCCCGCGCATCGTGCGGTTGCGCACCTTGCCTTGATCTGCCAGCACTTGCCACAGTGCCCACATCTTCTTTTGACGGGCTGAAAGAGGCTTGTACTGTTCTTTGCCGGGGCGTGGCCAGCCACTGACGTGGAAGTGCTCGATCACGGCATGCAGCTCGGCGAGGCTGCACGCCTTGCTGCTGGTTTTGCCCGCAGCGAAGCGAGCGAGCGTAGACCGGTAGGTCTCGTCGTCGAGCTTGAGCCACGTCTTTGCCGTATGCACGCGCCGGATTAGCTGCGCGTGCTGTGCGGCTCGGGCGGACGCAAGGGGCGCGGAGATCACGATGTCAGCCTCCTGTGAAGTTCGAGTACTTGCCGCGCCTGGGCGCGCGTGACTCTATTGCGGCCGAGGCGCAGTACGTCGTCTTTCATCCCGAGTTCGCGCGCAATTCGTTTGTCCGAGTACCACTCGGTGCGCAGCGCGTTGATCAGTCGCCACGTGGGGGCGGCATCGACCAGGGCTTCATCCGAGTCAATCAAGCGTGCATGCAGGCGCTCCACCAGGTGCGCGTTGCGCACCGTCACGCGACTGCGGCCGAGCTGCAGTCCGGAACCGCTCTGCCCGAGTTCTCGCGCGAGACGGGCCTTGGTGTAGCCGGCACGGGCCAAGGCATCGATCAGCACCCACGTGGGCCGAGCGTCGACCAATGCGTGGTCCGATGCCATTTCGGCTGTGACCGCGAGGATGGCGCGTTCAGTGCTGGCGCGAATCTGTGTGCGGGTACCAGCCCTGATCTTGAACAGGATGCTGTCGGCAATGTCGGTGGCGGCCTGGACGGCACGGCGACCGATACCTTGCGACGCCAGCGCCAGCATGTGGGCGCGCGCCCGGTCGGCCGACACCAGTCCATTCCAGTCGCCGGCGCGGATTGCCCGCTCGCGCTGGCGAGCGTATGCGGTGTTCGCCGCGCGGCACTCGGCGCAACGGCAGCCGGCGAGGTAGCGTACGCGATCGCCGTGGGGACGCCCGGCCGCGAGTTGAGTGGCCGGGCGCAAACCACGGGCGGTCATGTCGGTACGGGACTGGGTGGCGGAGTTCATTGCGCCTCCCACTTGACCAGATAGCCCGAGAATGTCCCCCCGTGCTCGGATTGAAAGAAGGCGAAGAACTCATCAACCGTAGCGAAGCCATCTGCGCGGGCCAGTTGATCGACCTCGTAGTCCCACATTGCGCGCCATTGGTTATCAGTGGGAATGCTGACAGTGCGACTGGCAGCCGAGATCGAGATAGGCGTCACACTCTTGATGACGTAGTGGCCAAGAACGCAGACGCTGTGGGTACGCAGACCGGTGTAGCAGTGGGCGATCTGTCCCGGCTTCGGCGCCGGTCGTTTGCCTCGTGCGCGTATGGTCTGGCGCTTGGCGCCGGAACGAACAGCCTCGGCAAACTGGCGCTTGAAGTTGTAGAGCGGCATGGTCAGCCCCGCTCCTGCCCGACGACGCCGCCCAAGGCATCAACCAGCCCGGCAATCAAGGCGACCTGTTCAGAGGCGAGCAGTGCGAACTCGGCATCGAACAACTCGCGCGCGTCGTTTGCGGCGGCTGCGTTGATCTGCTCATGAATCACGTCGAGGAAGTCGAGGCGCTTGATCTCCAGCTTCTCGGTCAGCATGAAGCTCACGCGGTCATTGAACGTCAGCGCCAGCCGGGTTGGCATCTTGCCCTCGGCCATGTGCGCGCGCACGTCGGCCCCGTCGAGACTGTGATGCACGTAGCGCACCGATGCGCGCCCTTCGGTCGCCGCGCACAGTTCTGTTTCATCGTCGACAGTGAAACCGGCGGGCGCTTCGTTCGTCAGCCAATCGGCCATTGCCCAGGCCGGTGACAACTCGGTGCGCAGCAAGGCCAGCGGAAAGGTGTCGAGCGTCTGGCGCAGCAGCTCAAGCAGGTCTTCGGCGCGCGCGGTGCTGGAGGCATCCACTACCAGAAGGCCGGCATCAGGATCGATCCATGCCAGGGTGCGACTGGGGCGAGTGAAGGCGCGCGGCAGCAGTTCCGCCGTGACGCTATCCCGAAGTTCCCGCATCTGCTTGCGGCCGAGGCAATAGCCTTGAGCGCGGGCCATCTCGTCGGCGCGCGCCTGCGCTTCGCGGTTGACCACCTGCGCCGGCAGTATCTTGGTTTCCACCCCCATGGCAATCAGCCACCGGCCAGCCACGGCGTGGACAAGCTCGCCATCGGCAACCGGCGCAACCCAGCCACGGGACATGGCGTCTTGTGCGCCCGGTTGAACCAAACACCTGCGACCAAGTTGCTCGGCGAGCTGCTCGGCGGTGATATTCCAGTCATCGAGACGATAGGGAATTGCGTTCTTGAACATGGTTCAGCTCTCCATCTGTGCGAGCCGCACAACACGGATCGCGTTTTCGGCTCTGTCGATAAGGCCATCAAGGGCGTCGTCGTTGCATGTATCCACCATGCGGCAGTACGCGACGGCATTTTCCAGCAGATCGGCCAGCACACCGATCTGGCCGCGATCCTGTTGCTTGCTTTCGGGTTGAGGTTTTTTGCACTGGAACTGCAGGCGAACGTCCTGGACCGCGATGTGGGTGAGTGAGGCGTAGGCTTCGGTCAGCAGGTCGAAGGATTGAGAGCCCAGGCCCATGTAGTACCCGACCACCTCGTGGTCGCGGATACGTGCCAAAACATGAACAATGGCGCGCCGGGCTTGCTCCTCTGGAAACAGCTCGTCCATTTGGGTATGTGTGTAGATACTCATGAGATCCTCCGCCACAGTGCGCAGCCGCTGCACAAATCGGCCTCGACCCAGGAGCAACCGTTCTCGCACGCGTTGTCCCAGGTGCAGCCGCACACGCGGCACGCCTGGGCGGGGTCGGTGGTAATGCGCCAGTTGGCGACGCCATCGGCACGGGAGACCTCGGCGACGGTGACACGCTGGAGTTCGCCGAACACTTTCACGGCTAGGCGCTCGACGGCTTGTTGCGCACCACCCGTGCAACTTGCCCGGCGTTTGCTGCCGAACGTCGCGGTGTAGGTGTTGTAGCGGTCGCGGACGGAAACGATGATTTCCATGTCACACCGCCGCCAAATCGAGCGGGATCGGGCGGTACTGATCCGAATCCCCGATGCGCTGGTACACCCGCACGTAAGTCGCGGTGCCAGTGGTGTGGATGCTGTCGCGCAGCGCTTCCATGGCGCGGCGCCATTCCTCATCGTCGGTCTCCAGGCGCAGCAGCTCCAGCACCGCGCTCGTCTTGACCTGCCCCTTTGTGTCGGTGCGGAAGGCTCGATCCACCAGCATGCGGATGTTGGGGTTGGCACCGGAACTCCAGCGGTCGATGCAGGCGTTGATCAGTTCCTTCGCGGCCTCAAGTTCTTCGGTGAATGCGATCAGGCTGGCAACGCTGCGGACGATCTTGAATCCCCCGTCGTAGGTTGTGACGGAAACGTTGCCCTTCTTGCCGCCGAGCTGCACGTCGTAGCGCTCGCCTGCAATTTTGACCAGGTCGGCGATGTCGTTCAGCGCGCGGGCCTTAAACGTTGTGAGTGCGGTGTTCAGCGCGAGTGCCTGGGCAGCGAGCGCGCGTGCGACCTCATCGCGCAGCAGATCCTGCTCGCGCACCTGTTCGATCGGCACCAGGTGCCCGGTGGCGTTGCGCATGTAGCCCTCGGGCACGGCCGGGGCGGTGGTGGTTGCATTCATGTTCTGGATACTCCTTCGGGTATGTGGAATTCGCCCTGGGCCAACGCCGCGCGGCCGGCCTCGGTGATGCGGTAGTGGCGCCGGCCGCGAGAGCCGATGGTCACGAGCCGCATCCATCCGCAGCGCGTTGCCACGCGGGCGGCGCGGGTCAGCATGTCGTGACTGCCGGTGGCCTGATCTTCGAGATCCGCCGAGCAGCAGGTTTGGCTCGACGCCAATGCGGTAAGCCAGATGCGCAAGTGGTGTGACAGGTGCGCCGTTGGCCCGGAGCGGCGCGGCGCCCGAGCAGCGCGCAATGCGGCAGCGGCGGCGGCATCATTTGCAAGCGCGCGGATCTGATCGGCGATCGGGATCATTGCCGCTCCTCCCAAACAACCATCACGTTCTTGAACAAGCAGTACGCGAGCGTCGTCTGTGCACTGTTGTGGCGTATGAACACGCGCGGTCCAGCGTTGTCGAGCAACGGGGCGATGCTCATTGCGGGGTCGCGGTGGATGCGGATCGACGGCGGGCCTCCGGCGAGAATCCGGTTCTCAATGGATTGCGACACGATAGCCAGCCCCATCGCGCGCAGTTCGCGCACCGCGTTGTTGAGCAACGCCAGGCGCTGGATCAGCGAGCGGCTGAGTACTCGCGGCGGTGCGGCGTCTGCGGGGTTGGCGCCTGACCATTCGATATCGGGCGCGGCGCCGGCAGGGTGAAGATGCAGCGTATTGCACGAGAAGATCATCATGTCAGCACCCCTTGATCACGTCAGCGTTGACCTTCGGGAAGCGCACGGCGGCGGCGGCGTTCATTGCGCGCACGATCAAGTTGTTTACAACCAGCGGGTAGCAGATGCTGCGCGCCTCGTTGACGTTGCCGCCACGCGGTATGCTCACGAGCCTGGAGCGGATGGCGTCAAACGCGTCCTCGGCAAAGACCTCGCCGGCCTTTGCGCCGACTCGGTTGAATTTGTGCTGGATGTAGGCAGGCAAGTCATCGTCAAGCGGCAGCATCTGGCGCCGCTCGCAGCGCTGCACGATCTCGCGCACTTCGGCGAGCTTGTCGCTCAGGGTTGCGTCCAGCTCGGGTTGGCCGATCAGCACAACACCAAGTAGGCGGCGCAGACCGTCTTTCATCTCCATGAATGACTTGAGCGAGCGCAGCGTGCTTTTTGGCACGTTGTGCGCTTCTTCCAGCACCAGCAAGTTGTTGTAACCAGCGCGCCGGCTGTCCCTCAATAGCTCGTGCACCTGCTGCATGCGCCCCTGAGCCGACTGGTGCACAGGCTCTCCTGGTGCCAACGTACGGACTATCGCTTCGGATATTTGGCGTGGTCGATACGACACCTTGCGGTCGCTTTTGTCGGCTTCAGATACGTAGGGAGAGATAACAGCCACCGGTTGATTCTCAATGCGAATGCGCTCTTTGAGTTCCTCGCATAGCGTGCTCTTGCCCGAGCCGGATTCACCGACCAGCGCGAGAAACCCTTGATTGAGGGCGGCGTCCATCAATGCCGCGCGGGCGCGCCGGGTGCTGGCGCAGACGAACACATCAGCCAGTGAGTTGATATCGTCAGCAAACGGCGATCGCATCAGGTTGAAGTGATCGCGCGCCTCAAGCGTCAGCGTCTCGTTTCGTAGTAGCATGTGTTCGTCCTCTTCATCGTTGCCGTTGGATGGGTCACCGGCCTCTGCCGCGTTGGCGCGCGTCAGGGGCCAAATTTCAAATGCAGATTCGATCTGCTCGGCCGTCGCGCCGCTCTCGCGCAGGTGCGCAATTACGGCGCGGCGCAGTTCGGCGGCAGGCGGATTTTTCCGGGGCCAGATACCGTGATTTGTCAGTTGGCAGATCGTCGCCGGACTGACCGATACAGCCTTGGCAAGATCGGTCTGATTGATGCCCAGCGCGGGCAACAGCCGTTTCAGTTTCAGTCGCATATTCCCCCTCGGGTTATTCACCGACAACGCGCAATCCGGCGCGGACGGTGAGACGGTGTTGCAGTTGATCAAGCTCGGATTCGGGTACGCCGTCCGGATGCCAGGCGGCAATCTGTGTGTGGTGCTCGGCGGTGAGCTGCAGGCCGCGGCGCAGCAGGTCGGTAGCGGCCTCGAAGTGGCTGTAGATGCGCTCCGGTATGGCGCTGGCCGTGCTCACCGTGGGTTCGAGCGACGTGCCACGGCGCGGCAGCGCGATCACATCGGGCACGTCATCAAGGTGTTTGTACGGGTCGATGGACCCCGCGAACGCGATCGCCTTGGCCTTGCGCGCGGCCTTGGCGTCGGCTTCGGTGTTGGTCCCGGTGGCAAGCTGCTCGATGGCGTTCCGGTTGCGCTCCAGCACGGTATCCGGCTGGGCCTTGTATCCCTGGCCGATTCGCGCGGCACCCTGCACGAACCCGTGTTCGTCATACTCGACTTTTGGAATCTCGATCAGGACATCGTTGCCATCGGCATCGCGGTCGATAACAAAAGCCGCGTTCGGGCGCAGCGGGTTCCACGTGACGAACAGCTTCTCGCCCATCATCACGTTGGGCACCGCCTTCACCGACCACAGCGCGCCGTCAAACTGCACCTGCAGGTGCTGATTCACCGGGCGAGCGACCGGCTCCTTGGTCAGCAGTTGGCGGGCGATGCTCACATCGACCAGGCGCAATTGCTGGGACGTGATCTCCATCCACTTCGCCCAGCGCGTCATCTGGTGGCGAGAATGCACGCGGGTGCTGTTGTACCAACGCATCCAGCGCGCGGCCTGGGCGTTGATCCAGGCAATGTCGGGGACATGGGTGAGCTTGAAGCCGCTCTCGAAGTCACACTCGACAATGTTGTGCGCCCCTTCGACCTGCCCCTTGGCGCGCGGATTGCCCACGGCATTGATGACCGCCTCGATCATCAGGCAGCGCAGCAGATTGCGGAACGCACTTGTGACGCCTACGCCGGGGTCCATCATCAACTTGAAGGGGGCGCCATACATCTGGTGCCCAGGGCGCTCGGCCATCGCTGCCAGCAGCGCCTCGGCCATGCTCGCGATGCTCTCGCCCCCGGCGGTGTAGTGCACGAAGATAGCCCCCGAGCAGTGGTCGGTGATGACCCAGCGGGTCAGCCGCTGGCGCTTGATTTTCTCGAAGTTGCCGGGCTTGTTCTTGTAGAACTCGGCCGGACTCATGTCGGCCACGCCCCCGTCGGGCACATAAAACAATGTGCTGATCGAGGCGTCGATCTGCCACACGTCATTCGGATGGTCCGAGGCCATCGGCACGGCAGGGGTGGCCCGGCGCAGTTGCTCAGGGTGCAGCCGGTAGTGCCGCAAGGCACGCGCCACGGCCGAGGCGGACAGAGGGCGAAGCACGCCATCCGCATCCACCGCTTCGGCGCGAGCCCGACCATCGGCCCGCACGATCCTGAGTACCAGGTCCATGCTCATGATCTTCTTGTCGTTCGCGCGGTAGCCTTCCATCCACACCGCGCTGATGACCTCGGCCTCGCTCAACGGCAGCGAGCACTTGCCCGCGTCCGCGCGGCGCTTGCGTGCGGGGCGCATTGCTACCTCCTTTAACTTGCGACAAAGAGTCGCCCTCGACATGTTCAGGCGCTGGCAGGCGTCGTCGATTACAGCCCCCTTGCCGCCATGGCCGGCTTCCTGCATGCGGGCATGCACATCGAGCAAGGCGTCTATCATTGCCGGTCCCATGGTCCGCCCCCGCTCAGTTGGCCGTTGCTGCGCCAGGCGCGTCGTGGTCCGGATACGTCATCCACTCGGGTGTGCTGTCGCCTTCGAAGTCGCGCAACATGAAGGTTTCGCGCAAGTCATTGAGCACCTTCTGGATGTGCGCCACGTGCCCGGTCATCAGCACCCGGCTGTCGGTGCCGTGCGCTTCGAAGTGCTCCGCAAGGGCGGTAAAGGCGCCGCGCACGCTAGTGTCGATCGTGTTGGCCACCGTGACGACACGCTCGGCGGTTTCTTTCGCCAGATCGGCAAGCACCTGGTCGGGTGGCGCGGCGTGGATGCGCTTGGACTTGGCGCGCTCGGCGTCGAGCAGTTGGTTCTTTTCGGCCAGCAGCTCCTTGTCGGCCTTGTTATCGGCGCGCGCTTCGCGCAGTGCCGCGCGCAGTTCCTTCACTGACATGGTGGCCACGTCGTCGAGGGAGAGTTCGCCGGTCTGGCCGGTCAGTTCCAGTTCCTCGATCTGATCGTCGTCAAGCACCAGCATTTCGAAGAGCTTGGTCTGGTTGCCGATGGCCTTCAAAGTTGCCGTCGACGGCAACTTTGAGAACTTCGTTGCGGACTGCATGAAGCGGGAGGCGACATGCTTGTCGATCCCGAGTACATCAAGACGCGCAACAAAATGCCCGTGTTCGCACGCCTCCTTCAACACCCGTAGCCCGCGCCCGACTTCCAGGCACGCCTCGACCGAACGGCGCATGTTCGCCGATATGTCGCGCTGGATCAGGTCCGGGTCGGTGCAGTCCGCGGGTAACTGATAGCCCAGTTGCAACGCGACGGCGCGCACGGCGGCGTCATGCTGCGAGACGGCCAGCGCCGTGGCCTGCTCGGCTTCGCGCACCGTGGCCAGCGCCTGTTCTGTTCTGGCCTCGGCACCTGCGTCAAGAATCTCGGGTTCGGCTGCGGCGGTGGGTTTGCGTCCTCTTGTCATGATCTTCCTCAGTAGTCGTTATTGCGGTGGATCGCGGATCGGGTTTCAGCCAGGCGTGCCTCGGCACGGCCGATAGCGGCGTGCACCTTCACTGCCTGCTGCGGCAGGCGTGAGGTCAGCCGGTAGCGGCCGTCCTCGTCACGTTCGGCCAGGCCGGCGGTGACCAGGTTTTCCAGGTCGCGGGTCATGGCGTCCGGACGATGGCCGGTCATCTGTATGAGCTGGGCGGGGGTGTAGCCGGTCACGATGTCGCCGAACATGACCAGGATGAGTTTCAACAGCCGTTGCTGGCTGGTGCTCGTGTATTTGGCGCTCACGAGCCGAACTCCAGTTCAGGCTGGTCTGACTTTTCGATGTTGGCGCGATGCCAGGCGAGCGACTCCAACCCGGTCGAGAGCTTGCCCATGCACGCGTCGCGGTCCATGCGCCCCGCGATGAAATCCAGCAGCGCGCCAATCGCACCGTTGAGCGTGGCCTGCAGAATGTGCACGTCGTCAGCGTCGGGCGTGCGACCGGTGGGGATCTGGATCACCACAGCGCCCTCGCGGCTGGCGAGGTAGCGCACTACGTTGTTGGCGCCGCTCAGGTGCTGCCACGCGATCAGCATCCGGATCGGCATGCTGTCGGTCTCGATCCACTTGTAGAGCGTCGCGGGGGTGGTGCCGAGCAGCTCCGAGAGGCGCTCGACGTTCAATCGCTTGTGCTTGAGCGCGTGCGCCTTGTCCATTTCGAACGCGGTTCTCAAGCTGGTTGGCATGGGCTTCGAAGTGCGCTGAGCCATTGGAAATCCTCGTAAGTACGTGGTGCTAAACAAATGCGCTTTTGGAATCGGCGAAATCGAATTTCACCGGGCTAAAATGCAAGGCATGAACACGGTGACCGGAGGGCGTCATGAACGAAGCTGATCTGCGCGAAGAAGTCGCGCAACTGCGTGCCAGAGTCGAGCAAGTCGATGACTGGGCTGCCGGGGTGCTGGCCGCGCTGCGGGATGTGCTACTGCCTCTGCTGAAAGCACAGCCGGACATTGCCCGGCAAGTCGAACCGATCTGGCGGCAGGCTGCGGAGAACTTCGATCTGTTGAATGCGGGCGGCACCCTTCCTGAAGAAGAGGACATGTCGCAGGAGCACTTCGAGCCTGCGAAGATGCTGTATCGGCAGTTTTCACGCCTTGAAGTGTGGCCAGGGCGTGGGCCGGGCTGATCGTGCGTTTGCCGTTGGCGCGGGTGCCTTCGAGGACCAAGGCGGCAATGACGGGGGCTTCGTCTTGTGTGAGATGAGTGGCGTTCATGGCTCAGGCTCCTATGGCGAAGCAGCTCGCCGCTTCAAGGCTGGCGTTGGTCCAGAGTTCGCAGAAGGCTTCCATGAAGTCGACGTTGAGGTCATCTAGGTAACGAGTGGTTTGATGAAGGCGGATGAACATGGCGTGCCTCATGCAAAGGGGGGAAATATGAAAGGCAAGATGGTTGAACCGTTCATGACTTTGATCGGTATTGAATCGGTCGACTGGGATGCCCTGGAACAAGTGATATTGGTCCAAGCGCGCGCGGCTCAACGGGGGGCGGCTGGCCGGGAGATGTGCTTGGCGCTAACCCCGGAAACGGCTGAATCACTGCTGCGCGCGCTTTCCACATGCGTTCTGGAAAAAGGATCAGAAGCAGGGCCAATGCAATGAAGATTCGGGCTTGGTCGAGGTAGCGGAACATGGCGGTCCTCATGCGGCGTGTTGAAGGATGGATGCAGGGTCGCGCTTGAGGCCCAGCGCGATGGCGGCACGGTGTGCGTCGCCACGGTGGCCCTTGAGTTGGCCGCGCAGCAGGTCCACCACGATCAGGCGGCTGACGCCGATGCGGCGCGCCAGCTCGGTCTGGCACAGCCCGTGGGCGCGTATCCACTCCCGAGCGGAGGCCGGCGTCTGCGGATAGGGGATCAGGGTGGGCGTATCTGGCTTGCCGGTCAGCGCATGATTTGGACGGGGGCGGCGAACGGAACGGAACACGGCCGGGAGATCGGTGCGATCCAGGATGGTTGGATAGGTCATGGCGATCAGTCTCAGGCGGCGAGTTGTTCGTCGACCGGCAGGCCGAGCTTGAGGCGGATGTCGCGGCCGGTGCCGTAGTTACCACGGCGGATGCCGCGAATGACCTCG